TCTGTCACTTCATAAGCGCTCATTTCTGGTTTAAGGTCGTATGTTGCAACTTTAGGACTGTTGATAAGTGCACGGTCTTCACCTTCGCTTACAGCTTCAACGCCGCCGTTAAAGAAGAATGTAACATGGGCATATTTTTCTGTTTCGGCAATTCTAAGTTGTGTTTTGCCCATCTTTGCAAGATATTCACCAAGAGTGTTGTCCAAACTTTGTGGTTTAAAAGCAATGTCAACGTTTGGCATTGTTGCATCATACTGTGTAAAGCACACATAGTTAAGCAGCAGGTTTGCATCTTTTCTTGCAAAACCGTCAAAGTCTGTGTCAACAAGGCTGCGTGTAATTTCTCTTGCTCTGTCAGGGCGGAAGTTAAAGAAGATTACACTGTCGCCCTGTTTGATGCAGCTGTCAGGTGTAACAACAAAAGGTACTGTAAATTCATCTGTAACTTCATTTTTGTAGTTTTCTTCCAGTTTTGCTGCAGCGTCTGGGCAAACTTCGCCTTCGCCGTAAACAAGTGTTTTGTAGGCTGTTTCAACACGGTCCCAGCGTTTGTCACGGTCCATGATGTAAAAACGGCCATGTACAGTACCGATCTTGCCAATGCCGATTTCAGCCATTTCTTTTTCAAGGCTGCGCAAGAATGATGCACCGCTGGTTGGGCTTACATCACGGCCGTCCATAAATGGGTGTACAAAAACCTTTTCCACACCCATTCTTTTGCACATTTCAATAACTGCAAAACAATGCTCAATGTGGCTGTGTACGCCGCCGTCACTCATAAGGCCCATAATGTGAACAGCCTTATCATTTTCCTTTGCTTTGCATATAGCTTTTGTCAAAGCTTCGTTTGCAAAAAAATCGCCGTCTTTAATAGATTTTGTAATTCTTGTAAGTTCCTGATAAACAATGCGGCCTGCGCCCATATTTGTGTGGCCGACTTCGCTGTTGCCCATCTGACCATCAGGCAGGCCAACACTCATGCCGCTTGCACCCAAAGTTACTGTAGGGTAGCTTGCAAAAATTTTATCAAGTCTTGGTGTTTTTGCCGCATATATTGCGTTGCCTTCGGTTTTATCGGTAAAGGCATAACCGTCCATAATACAAAGTACCAATGGTTTTTTCATTTAAATTACCTCTTATTCTGCGCTTTCAACAATTGTGCTAAAGTCTGCGGATTTAAGGGAAGCGCCGCCGATAAGGCCGCCGTCAATGTTTGGCATGCTCAAAAGTTCTTTTGCGTTTGCTGCGTTCATGCTGCCGCCATACTGGATTGTAACCTTCTGTGCGCACATAGGGCAGAACAACTCGCCCAAGAGTTCACGGATATATGCGCAAACTTCTTCAGCCTGCTGTGCTGTTGCTGTTTTGCCTGTGCCGATAGCCCACACAGGTTCGTAAGCAATAATTGTGTTGTGCAGCTGCTGTTTTGTAAAGTTTGCAAGGCCTGCAGTAATCTGAGTTCTGATAACATCCTTAGTAATGTCTTTTTCTCTTTCGTCGAGGTTTTCGCCAACACAGATAATTGGTGTGATGCCGTTTTCGTGGCAGGCAAGTGCACGTTTGTTAACAGTTTCGTCTGTTTCGCCAAAATACTGTCTTCTTTCGCTGTGGCCTATAATAGCGTATTTAACGCCGAAAGATTTAAGCATATCGGCGCTGATTTCGCCTGTGTAAGCGCCATTTGCAGCCCAGTGGCAGTTCTGTGCGCCTATTTCAATAATACTGTCTTTTGTTGCTTCCACAGCAGTAGAAATGTTGATAGCAGGCACACAAAGCAGTACCTTGCAGTCTGCATCTTTAATTGCAGCAGTCATTTCGGCCATCAAAGCTTTTGTTTCTTCAGCATTTTTGTTCATTTTCCAGTTGCCTGCAATAACAACCTGTCTTTTGGATTTGTCCATAATATACTCCTAACCTTTGCCTGTATTAAGCAAATAATAGCGGCAGTTATGTTTCTGCCGCTATTGATATTTTTATTGTGCTGCCATATCAGTATATGGCGTATCTCCATTTATTATTTATCGTTGAGTGCTGCAATGCCAGGAAGTTCAAGGCCTTCAAGGAATTCAAGAGAAGCACCGCCGCCTGTGGAGATGTGTGTCATTTTTTCTGCAAAGCCAAGCTGTTCAACTGCTGCTGCACTGTCGCCGCCGCCAATAATGCTTATTGCGCCGCTTTCTGCAACTGCTTTTGCAACTGCTTTTGTGCCAACTGCAAATGCTTCAAATTCAAACACACCCATTGGGCCGTTCCACACAACTGTTTCTGCATTTTTGATTGCATCGCTGAAAAGCTCAACAGATTTTGGACCAATGTCAAGGCCCTGCCATTCTTCTGGAATTGCGCAGGAGTCAACTGTCATATATTCTGTGTCTTCTTTAAATTCTTTGCCAACAACTGTGTCAACAGGGAGAAGCATTTTAACGCCTTTAGCTTCTGCTTTTGCCATAAGTTCTTTTGCAAGTTCAACTTTGTCGTCTTCACAGATGGAGTTGCCAACTGACCAGCCTTTAGCTTTAAAGAATGTGTAAGCCATACCGCCGCCGATAACAAGGCTGTCAACCTTGTCGATAAGGTTTTCGATAACACCGATTTTGTCGCTTACTTTAGCACCGCCAAGGATAGCAACAAATGGTCTTGCAGGGTCGTTGAGAGCTTTGCCCATAACGTCGATTTCTTTCTGGATAAGGTAGCCGCAAACAGCTGGCAGATAGTCTGCAATACCTGCAGTGGAAGCGTGTGCACGGTGTGCTGTGCCAAATGCGTCGTTTACATAGATTTCTGCAAAGTCAGCAAGTGCTTTTGCAAATTCAGGTGCATTTTTTTCTTCTTCCTTGTGGAAACGAAGGTTTTCAAGCAAGAGGATTTCGCCTTCGCCAAGAGCAGCAGCTTTTGCCTGTGCATCTTCGCCGATAACGTCTTTTGCCATAACAACTTCACAGCCCATAAGCTCGCTTATTCTTTCAGCAACTGGTGCAAGGGAGTATTTCATATTAAATTCGCCCTTTGGTCTGCCCATGTGGCTGCAAAGAATAATTTTTGCGCCGTTTTCTTTAAGATATTTAACTGTTTTAAGTGCTTCACGGATACGTTTGTCGTCTGTGATAACGCCGTCGCTCATTGGAACGTTAAAGTCACAGCGAACGATACACTTTTTACCTTTAACATTGATGTCTTCTACTGTTTTTTTGCCTAAACCAGCCATAGTAAAAACTCCTTTAAATTTTTAAAATTAATTTATATTAAATATTATAATATACAAATTTCAAATACCATTATATCAAATTACATTTTAATTTCAACAGTATAGCAATTTTTGCAACAAATTTGTAGCTAATGCTGAGGCAGCAACAACAAAATTACAAATATGTTATTTATTTAACAATCTTAAGGAGTAACATATCAAAAATCCATTTCATATAATTAACCAAAAAAGATAAAAGGAGAAAAACTGTGGCAAAAATATTTGTTTATGATACAGTGCAGAACATTTTGCAGACCTACGAAAGAAGCGAAAGTGACTTTATGCCATACAATACAAACGGTACTATGCGTGTAAGAGAGTTTCGGGGTTCTTCCAACAGCAGTGTGCTGTGGACAACACGTCAGGCAATGGAAGCATGGAACAGAACAAGGGCGGCTTACGGCAGTCCAATACCATTCCGATATGCCTTCAAACGTATATGGGAGGGTGGTCATGGTCTTATGAGCCAGCATTATGCAGGCACAAGCTTTGATGTGGGGCAGGCGTTAAATTCTTCCCAGCGCAGGCGCATTTACAATGTGGCAAGGGATTCGGGACTGTGGGGATATGTAGAACCATTGTCACTTACACCTACATGGGTACATTTTGACCGCAGATACGGGCGGCCTGCATGTTCAACAGGGTACAACACACTGCGGCTTAACTCTCGCGGATGCTATGTGCTTGTACTGCAGGACTGTTTAAACACACTGGGCTATGCAACGGCAGGCCTGGACGGCCGCTTTGGCCCTGCAACCTATCGTGCGGTGCAGAATTTTCAGGGCGATTACAGTCTTACACGCGACGGTGTTGTCGGATGTGCAACATGGGAAAAACTGTGCAGCAAAGTAAAGGGCAACGGCAAAAGCTCCACCACTGTTGACCCATAAAACAAAATTACAAAACACCTGATGGATTTCCGTCAGGTGTTTTGTGCTTTTGATGGGTTAAGAATGTTCAATTGCGCTTACAGGGCACTGTTCCATTGCCTGCTGTGCCAGCACGGCGGTCTGCCCTGCCAGTTCGGCATCAACTGCCTGTGCAACATTTTCGTCGGTCATTGAAAAAACTTCAGGACATACAGAAGGGCAAAGGCCGCAGCCTATGCAGTCGCTGTTAACAAAAAATTTCATATTGCCTCCAACAAATAATATATTCCTTGCGGTTGGTTATATTATGGATAAAACAAAATCTTTTATACGCATATTACAGGTCATATATTTCTTCAGCAAACTGTCTGAAAAAAACATCCATGCAGCCAATATAATTTTCTTTCCATGGTTTATTTCTGCCGCAGTAGTGTACAATGGCACTATTTTTCTTTACCCATTGGATATCTATATCATTTTTCAGGCTTTTGGGAGAAAGCAGCATGCGTTCGGTCATATTGTATATATAAGGATTTATGGTTACAATTTTATCGCAGTAGACGGCGCTTATAATATCCTGGTCTGGTAAAAACAGCATATTTTTGTTTTTTTCAATGTAGGCAAAAATTTCGCTGTAATCCTGTTGTTCACGCAGCAGTTTTATGTTCATAAGCATTACACCCGAATTGATGTACGGCCCCTTTTGTTCCATCTGAAGCCGTATTTCGTTTATTTTCTGCAAGGGTCTGTTAACATGGCTTGCAGCGGCAAAATAGTTGTTGTCCAAATCTGTACTGTACAGTTTTTCAAGATTTTTAAGCACCACTAAATCAGGGTCGAGATAAAGTATTTTATCCACATTATGCGGCAGATATTTTGCTGCAAATATACGGTAGTACATTTCGTGTGGGTATCTGTCTGTCACAGGGGCGCTTTCAAGAGTGCTTTCATCTGCCTTTATATCGTAAAGCTTATATTTTTCTCCGTAAATATGGTTGGTTATATATTCAAAATCCGCATCGGAAAGAGATTTATTAAGCACATATATATCTAAAAAAGTATCACTGTGGCAGCTTTGCAGAGAACGCAGCATAACGCACAAAGGCTTTATGTAGCCGCTGTTGAGGGTAACAAGAATATTCAAATGTTGTGCTCCTTTTTATAGTTATGCAAAAATTATAGATATCAAATTGTGAAAATAAGATGTATCACACATATTTTTAACATAATTTACACATGTAAACAAAAAAGTTTTATGCTATCAATAATAAAATATTGATTTTCTCTATAAACTAATTTTTATCTTCTTATAACCTCTTATAAGTTGTTTAAAGGAGCGTTTTATAAGATTTGGGTTTATATAACTTGGTATAAGTTCGTATATCTTTGTGTTTGAATGGCGTAAAATTTGGCGTAAAACTTTGTGATGGCGTAAACTTATACTACATTAGTTAGTTTTGCATCCAATTTGGAAAGACTTTGAATTTTTTTCTCTGTTGAAGTATGGGTGTAGATATCAAGAGTTGTAACTGCAGATGAATGCCCCATTATTTCCTGAATTACTTTTACGTTTACCCCTGCTTCAAAAAGCCTTGAACAGAATGTATGCCTGAAAATATGCGGAGTTATATGTGGCATAAAGTCCGGTTCTCTGTCTTCTCGCTCTGATAATATGCCTTCTATTCTGTTATATTCGATAAGTGCATTATCCAGAACGTTAAACATATTATTATTGAGTATAGGGCGCGATTTTGGGGATGTGAATACAAAATTACTTATTCCGCCGATGGTAAAACTTTCAAACCCAAATTTTTCTTGTCTGAATTTAACCTGTTCTAAAGCCTGTCTTACTCCGCTAAGCATTGGTATTGTTCTTGTCCCTGAATTTGTTTTAGTGGTTGAAATATGGAACTTATACCCATCGCCGTGGTCTGCGTATGTCAGTCCGCGTCTGATATATATAACACCCTTTTCAAAATCACAGTCATCCCAGGTAAGACCTGATGCTTCTGATATTCTGCATCCTGTACCGAGAAGAAATACAAATAACGGAGCCCAAAACGCAAGTTTAGGCTGTGTATAGCAGAAATTTATGAACTTTTCCTGCTGTGTTTCGGTAAGAGCTTGCTTTTGATTTCTTGCAGAATTGCTGTAGCTTTTTATTTCGCTCATTATACCGGATGTAGGTGCGCTGCGTATAAGGTCGTCTCTGACTGCTAATGTAAAGGTGGGGTGCAATACAGAATTAAGTTCGTTTATACGCTGTACCGATATTGCGTCGTTGTTCAATGCTGTTATCTCTTTTATAAGTTCGGTTGTTGTGACAAATTCGTGGTGCTTGTGAAGAAAATCAAAGCCAAGCTCGTTACAGGCTTTTTCTTTGTTGCGTATGTATACCTTTGATGCAGCGTCATCACCTACAGAAATAACAACCAGTTTTGGAGATGAGTGAGCAGGTTTTGGGCGTTGTTTAATATCTTCGTACAGCCTGTCACGTATTTCTTTGCAATTAATTATCTTTGCCATTTAGCACCTCCATTAGTTTTTTCTTTGATATATTTTTTCCGTCCATTTTGAACTTGTGTGTAGGCGAAGACAGAACATCGCTTGACAGAATACCAGATGGGTGAGAGGTGGTCATAACCACCATACCCCTGTCGTTTACTACCTGAAATATATGTTGACTAATCTTTAGTTTCCTCCCAACATCCCCATTTTCTGAAAATTTCGTTAAAGCTGCCGTTGTTGCCGTACAGTTTTTTGATGATAGCCATAGCAAGACCTTTTTCTTTGTCGTAACGGTCGCCGTTTTTGTACTGACATTTAACAACTGTTTTTGTGCCGTCGTCCCACCATACGATTGTGGCAGGCTTGTTATAGTAGACATCTTTGATTTTTGGCATTAAATCTGCAGGAGATTTTTTGCAGCCAAAGAAGTTTTCTTTTTCTTCATTTTCTTTCGCTTCTTCTGTGATATTTAAAATATCCCACAGTGAAATCTGCTCGAAAGCATCAAAGGGATTTGTCTTGTCTTCTTTAAAGAGTGTACCGAAGATACAAAGCTCTTCGGGAAAGCTTGGGCTGTAATTAACGCGCATATATTCACCTCGTTTATATTTATTATTCTTTGTTGAATTCGAAAACCTGAATGTCTTTGATGTGTGCATCGTCGTAGGTTTCTTTCAGGGTTTTGCGCAGTGTTTCGCAGAGTTCTGCCTTGTATTCTTCGATTGGTTTTTCCTGCTGTGTATTTTTGATTACAAGGGTTAAATCTGCTTTAAACTCTAAAACAATATCTTTGTTCATTTTGTTACCTCTTGATTTATTTGTAGATTATGTGGATAATAGTGTTAATAAGATTTAAGGAGAAAATTATGGCTAAATTGACATCTGAAGAGAAAGTTTTGAAATATATAATAACTAAACTTAATGGGGCAAATACTAATCAGTTGCGTATTTATAGTGCCATCATTGACGACGTTGGATTAAAAGAAAACGAAATATTCCAATCGTTGTATTTCTTGCAGAGCAGTGGATATATTAAAATTGTGCAGAAGTCTCCGCATAATAATTTTAGTATGCCTTGCACTGTAGAGCTGTTTTCTTCTGGATTTCATTATTTTGAAATTAAAAAAGAAGAAAAACATGAAAAGAGAAATAATTGGATACAGTTTTGGATACCTGTAGCAATTTCTATATTGGCTTTACTGGGTGTCGAAATTATCTAAAAAAAGAACACCTTGATAAATGTAGCCCAAGCTACTATGTGTGGTATCCACCAATATTTTTCATAAAAATTTTTATTCATAAAATCTCCTTTGGGGTACTGTTAGGGCTGGGTTTGCCAGCCCTTTATTTTTAGTCGCATTTGCTCCAACCGCAGTTTTTACAAATTACACATCCGCCCTCAAACTGTACTTCTGTTGCGCATTCAGGACAAAGTTTATATGAACTTGCAGGTGGCATTAATGGTTGCTGAGCACATATTTGTAAATATTCTTCATACTCTTCATCTTCTTCGTGGACGAAACATTTATCATTGATTTTTCTTTGAAGTTCATACAAAGCATATCCGATTGCACTTGGACATGAAGTACCTTTTGATGTATCACCCTTGGATTTTGTACGATTGATATATGCGGTACAAGGACGGATACTGTTTGCTTGGTCGATAATTGCTTCGATTGGAACGCCTGCACGGAGAGCGAGAGAAATCAGTCTTGAAATAAACTGATAGTTACGCTCACAACCGCCACTGCTACCAATATTAATAAATGTTTCCTGTGGCTCACCGCTTACCTCGTCGAAGTAAGCTTCCATATGTATAGAGCCGCAACCAGTGTTGAGTTTGCGTTTATAGCCGATAAGGTCATCGCTTACATCCATAATATATCCACGAGGAAGTTCTGTTGCTGCAGACGGAGTTTCTTCTTTTTTGCTTTCATCTGTTGTGAGAATACCTGTTCTTGCGCAGCCATCACGATAGATTGTGATGCCTTTAAGACCCTGTTCCCAAGCATACATATAAAGCTGTTCAACTTCGTCAACTGTTGTTTCGTTTGGCAGATTTACTGTGGAAGAGATTGCAGTGTCGATATGTTTTTGCAGCACCGACTGCATTCTTATACGTTCTGACCAGTGAATACTGTCGCTTGCTACGAAATAATCAGGGATTGGGTTATATGGGTAAAGTTTTTTATACTCTTCGATTTCAGGAAGAAATACATCGTAGTACACTTCTTTGTCTTTATGCAGACTTTCGGTTTTTCGTTTGTATGAAAGTCTGAACGCAGGCTCGCACCCTGTTGTGATATTGAGCATTGTGCCGATTGACCCACTTGGAGCAATTGAAAGCAGGGAGCAGTTGCGTAAACCGAACTGCTTTAATTCGATAATTTCTTCTTCGGTAAAATGCGCTTTGATAATTTCACTGTCGAAAATTACATCTTTATATTTTGGAAATGTGCCTTTTTCCAGTGCAAGTTCTGCAGAGGTTTGAACAGCCGCTCTGAACATTTCGTGACCGATTTTATCTGCAAGGATAAGTGATTCCTGACTGCCATAGCGCAGACCCATTTTAAAGAGCATTGAGCCTAAGCCCATAATTCCAAGACCAATATTGCGATAGTTTTTAGCCATTTCTCTCTGTTCTGGCAGTGCATGGAGTTCTGCGCCATAGTCCAGAACGTCGTCAAGGGCTTTAATTGCAATATGTACTGTGTTACGGAAATCTTCGAAATCGAATTCCGGTGCTGTTGAATATGGGCGTTTTACAAATTCGGCAAGGTTAATGCTGCCGAGATTGCACGCTCCGTTGCGTGGCAAAGGTTGCTCGCCGCATGGATTGCCGGTTACAATCTGATAATCATCATCAAACTCCATAAGATTGTAGTTACGGAACTGGTTTGTATATATAATGCCAGGTTCGGCATATTCGTGGGCGGTTTTGCAGATAAGCTTGTACACCTCAATCGGTTTGACTGTGTATTTAACTTCGCCGCCGTCGTATGTAAAGGTAACTTCTTTTTCAGTTTCTGTGCCGTAGTAATAATATCTCCAGACGGCCTGCATAAACTCGTTATCAATCTCTACAGACAGATTTGCCTTTGTGATAAGATTTGTGTCTGTTTTGATGGTAATAAAATCTTTGATTTCCTTGTGCCAGCAGTCAAGGCTCATCATCAACGCACCTTTACGGCTGCCGCCCTGAGAAATGCTTGCTGTAGTGGTATCAAACATCTGCATAAATGGGATAATGCCGTCGGTTTCGTATCCGCCTTTGCTGATTTTGCAGCCCTTTGGACGGATTTTACTGAGCGACAAACCCTGTCCGCCCTGTGCTTTATATGTAAGGCCGATATTTTTATTGAGCTCCAGAATACCTGCTGTGTCATCAGGGCAATATCCGCTTGAATAGCAGTTGGAGGTAGATGCGCCATTATTTGTGTTATAATTACTTAATGTTCTGCCACCGTGCAGATATTTTTTTTGGAGAATAATACGTTTTAAATCTTTGTTGCCGTTTGAAATCCTGTCAATAAACTGACTGAAGGTTTCGTTTTTGAGATATTTTCTTGTGAGAATATCTGTGCCGAGCTGATTATCAGCGCCGAGCCAGTCTTTTGCTGTTACATCTTTTACGTCCATTTAATACCCCCTTTAAGAATTTAACTGTTTGAATATATCGAACACTTTGGAGCGCAATGTTTCCAAATCTCCGTCATTTTTAATGAGAATATCCGGTTTTGATTTATCCAAAGCGGTTTCGGAAATGTGATTTTTTTGTTCTTCTGTAAGCGATGAGCTGAAACTATCTCTTTCTACACGCAGATGAAATGTATCAAAACCTGCCTGTTTAAAGCGTTCGATTTCGTTTGGAAAACGACAGTCTGAAACCAGCCACCAATCCCATTCATCTTTGAAAAAACCTGCTATGTCACAGAGAAAATTAACCCAAAAGTCTGGGTTCTTTTTGCGTATATTATCCGTGCCGATTGTCTGCAGGAGCCAGCGACCATATTCGTCTTTTTTGCCGTTCCATCCGAAAAACTGTGTACAGATGTATTTTAAAAGGTCGCCGTAGTGAACAATACGGGTATTGAGACCCTGTTCGTTCATTGTCTGGCACAGCATATTGGCGACGGTATCTTTGCCGTGCTGCGCCTTGCCTGAAATACAGATGATTTTCATAAGACCTCCTTAATTAATCCATTTGATTTGCGGAAAGTTATCATAATCGTCCTTTACCCATACAAACCAGGCATAGCACTTAGCGCTTGCCATTCTTTTTGGGTTGCCGTCTTTGTCCATGACTGTATTTCCATCATTGTCAGTAAGGTTAAAATTGCCGTTTATACCACATAAAACCCTGTTTGAACACACATAGACAGTTTTTGGAGGGTATTTTTTGAACATACGGCGTCTTTTTTCGCTTTCGAGAAATGTAATAGGCAAAAATAACGCAAGTTTGCCACCAGTTGGAAGAAGTTTAAGAGAATGTTCTACCCATTGCTGCGAATATTTGTATGGCGGGTTAGTAACGATGTTTGGCGCAAGTGAGCTGTTGCATTTGAAAAAATCAATATTTCCTGTACCGAACCCTCGGTCTATAAGATCTGTGCTGACCACTTTATAACCAAGTTCCTCGAAGCGTTTTGATAGATGTCCTTCTCCGCAACAATTTTCCCATATTCCACCGTCGAAATTTTCCACAGAGCAGATAAGGTCTGCAGCTATAGGGTCGGTGGCATAATAATCGTTTGCAGCTCTGTTATGCTCTGTATGGTTGCTTGCACCCAAAGTAGTGAAGGTTGATTTTTTATTGCCTGTCCAGTCTTTGTTCAAAGGGTAAGACCTCTCTTTCAGTAAATTGTTTAATTTAGTTGATGTGTTAAAAAAATAAAACTTATGTTAATTGCGTTTCGCAGAAATGCTTTATAATTTCCAATCTTTGCTGTTTTTCCAGAGCTACTGAGTTTACTATATCGAGTATAATTTTACAGGTACTTTTTATACCTTCGCCGGTATAATGGCCTGCTATAGATGCTATTTCGTTTGTTGTTAGCTCTATTTTAACCGCCTCCTTTATTAACTATTTTATTCAGATAATAATGAGTAGTCGGTAAGTGTATAATACTGACCGTCTTTTGTGTATTTTTTGCAGAAAATTATATCTCCCTTTTTTATAGGGAATGTATTATATATTTTGTTGAATACTGTAAACCTGCTTTCTTTGCCGCTTCCGATTGACTGTGTGAGCACGCTGTAGCCAAACTGCGCATTGTCTTTTTTGCGATATACGGGATAGATTTCTTTGATATACAGTTTACGCCTGTCGTTTTCATTGCCGGATGTGTATCCGGCATACCCCATAATATCTGCGAAATTTCTCACCTTTGTAACATCGGATAAATCCGGCAGATTTGCAGATTTTATTAAATTCTCGCATTCGTGCATTATGGATGTGATATCGAGAATGGTGTAGCTTTTTGCGTCTTTGCCTGCTTTTGTTTTTCCGTTTGAGTATTTTTGGACAATTGGAGCTATCGGCAAATCGTCTACAAGTTCTTTTTTGATTTCTTTTGATTTTCCACGCTTAAACATTTCGAATATGTCACAGATTTTTAACAGCTCACGCTGATTGCCGAACATTGAAAAGTAATCAGTTTTAATAAGCACATCCAATTGTCTTGTGTCGGCTGATGTGTAAGTTCTTGCATTTGTCAGTACATCAATAAAATAATCGTACTGTTGTGTCTTGGACATATTGTAAAGCTCGTTTGCGATGCCTGTGCTGATATGTTTGATACTGCTTACGCCTTTTGCTATTACTCTTTCGTCTTTATTGAATGTGTAATCACTTGCAGAATACCCGAACTTTGGAAGAGTTATTTTAATATCGTACTTTTTGGCAAGGGTAGTGCCTGTTGATATATCACTGTCATTTGCTGCGTTGTTTAAAAACGATGTTATAAACTCCACAGGATAATAATATCTGAAATATGCACACAGATACCCAAGCATACAGTATGCTATGGAATGATTGTACCCAAACATATAGGAAGCACTGTCTTCGAGAATCTGAAGAAATATCTTGGCTTCTTCTTCGGCTTCCTGCTGAGGTTTATCTGATTTTGAGCAGTAACCTGATAAAATCTGAGGCATTGCGTTGTCGAGACGCTCTCGGTCTTTGCGGCCTATTGCTCGGCGTATATTGTCGGCGCTGCTGCCTGAAAGACCGCATATCTGCTGTAAGAATTTAATAACATCTTCCTGATATACAAGATATCCGTTATTGTCCTTTAACAATTCATCAATAATGGTTGACGGATTGTGATTTGGCTTTCTTGCCAGTAAATCGTCACGATAAGATGTACCTGACGGTCTTATACAGGCTGTCACCAAAGACATATCGAACAGATTTTGTGGTTTGTATTTTTTTAAGCAGTCAAATGCAAACGGGCTTTCGAACTGAAAGATTGCGCCTGGGGCTCTCAGAATATCGTTCCACACTGCCTCGTCTTTCCAGTTAATTTCGTGTGATTTAGGGTAGGGAATGCCGATATAATTACAGGTATCACGGATAACCTGTACTGTCTTGAGCACAAGGAAGTCGTATTTTGCAACACCTACTTCGTGAGCTTCGTCCATATCCATCATAAGACATAAATCGTCGTCCTTTTCGAAAACCCCATAGTTTTCACTTAAGGATACAGGGCTGATAACCATACCTGCAGGATGTACTGACTGGGACACCTTGGTGTCAAGCAGACCCTCCATATAGTAGAAAATTTCGGAATATTTTGCCTTTGCCTTTTCGCTGTCGGCATCGTATTCTTTTTTGATTTTTTCTATCCTTGCAAGATTGTATGGATTTGTACCTGTATTGCCGTTGTTTTCTTCCCAGTATTTTGCAAGCGCCCTGCCTACCTCGTCGATTACTCCACGAGCCTGCAGTGTGCCGAAAGAAGCTACACGTGCTGTAAAGTCCTGACCAAACCTTTGTACAATATATTTAAAGATTGCAGGTCTGTCTGATTCTACACAGTCTATATCTATATCGCCGATTTCCTTACGGTCTTCGTTGCAGAATCGTGAAAAAACCGTGTGCCACGTCTCTGGGTTAAGGTCGATAATATCTGTGACGTATGCTATTCTTGAGCCGCCTACAGACCCCCTTGCAGTACCTATTGCCATACCCTGTTCTTTACACCAGGATATAAGCTCTGACATTGAAAGCATAAAACCATCCATCTGCAGCTTTTGAAAAACCCTGAGCTCTTCTGCGATTGCCTGTGTAAAATCTTCTTTTTGACTTTGTGGAATAACACCGTTATCCAGTTTGTCCTGGAATTTTTTATTGATTGTTTTGATGAAAATCTCGGAATCTTTTTCTCGGCTTCCGTAGAGAATAGGGTATTTGATGGATGTGTCGAGAGTAAAATTCTCACACATTTCGTCCAACAGGTTTGTATTATCCAAAGCCTGCATATATACATCTTTGGGGAGCGCGCCCTGCAGACTGAACATATCTTCCAGTTGCTGTCTTGTTTTGAAAGACAAATCGAAAGCATCTTCATCGCCATACGCCTTGTTTTTGGCTTTTAAGAGAATTGAACGGCACTCGGCTTTGTATTCTGAAGAAGAATGGGTATCGGTGCCGACTATAAGCGGCGTGTTAAGTTTTTGAGAAAGCTTGTACAGACGTTTATTGAAAGCTATCTGCTCTGGATGAAAGTGCGGCTGAACCTCGAAGAATGTGTACTTTTCTGCAAGCTCGGTATATCTTGGATGCTCGTCATCCAGTTTGTTGAGAGGCGAGGCGAGGCAGGCGCTGGTTGAAATAATATTGTCTGATATTGATAAAAACTCGTCAAAACTTATTCTGTTGGTGTAATAGAAATGTTCGCTGTCACAGGATTTGCTGACCAGTTTGTTCAGTTCCATAACACCGTCAAGATTTTTGGCAAGCAGTACGGTGTGGTAATTATCTCTTACCTTTGGTTCAAGCTGTTCGGTGAGATAAATCTCTACACCGTGTATAAATTTGATGCCCATTTTATCGCATAGCATCTTTTTGGAAACCCAGCCTAAAGGCTTGCCGTGCTCTGTTGATGCTATTGCTTTACTGCCGTTATTTATTGCTAAATCTACATATTCGCTGAACTTTGTACAGCTGTCCAGCAAACTGTAATCGGTGTGAAGATGATAGGGGATGTATGTATTGTTCAATTAAGTTTTTGCCTCCTATCGTAAAGATTTTTCCAGATATCGTAACCTGCGTCCACAGGTGACATTTTTTCGCCCAAAAGGTTATCTTTGTTACGCACCCACTCGACTGTTACATAACGTTTGAGCTTTTTAATGTTTGTATCTTGACGTATGTCAATATCCTCGTCCAGTGCAAAAACCACACGGACGCCCAGTTTTATAAGAAAGTTGAGCTGTTGTGGATTTAAATGACTTGTGAGTAGTGCGCAGGTGTTTTTGATACCCCACTGGTGAGCCAGCATTACCGATTTTGCTCCCTCGAAAACAATAACTTCTTTTTGCTTTTTGATTTCATCTATGTTTTCGGAAATTCCGTACAGTGTATCGAGAACGCCGAGAGAGAAAAAATAACTGTATTTACGCAGCTTTTTTTCTTTGTAGTTTTTATCTAGTGTTCTGCCGCACACGTTGATAATATCCCCGTTATAACTTTTGATTGGAAATACTATACGGTTGGAAAACCTGTCGTATCTGACGTCAAAAAACTTAAGGGTATCTGTGCTTATACCCTCGTTTATCCAGGACGTCAGTTTATCTGTGTTAAACTCATATCTGTCCATATAATCATCACGGAGTATTGGCGATTTTGATGTTTTTTGTTTTATCTGGCTTTGTTTAAACCTTTTGGCGATACTTACACAGCCAAGCCTTATATTTGACTGTGTGATATCGTCGGTTATATTTGCGTATTTTTTTATGATATCAAGCGCCTTGTAGTAACCGACTTTGTGGTACTCCTTGACAAAGGTGATAATATTGCCACCCTTTCCTGACGAAAAATCATACCATCGGTTTGTTTCGCGGCGGACAGAAAAAGAAGGAGTGTTTTCTTCTTTGAAAGGGGACAGACCCCAGAACTCTCCGTTTTCTTCACTGAGCTGTACATACTGGGATATATAATCAACTAAATCAACTTCGTCTATTAAGTTGTAAACTTCCAAAAAATCACTCTCTTTCGTTCTTACGTTTATTATTGCAAGGCTGCCGTATGGCATAGCCTGCCGTCGTCTATGGGGGTGACAGTAAAATTTTTCGCAGTTACTTGCGAAAAATTTCGTCATGGAGGGGGCTAAGCCCCCTATGAGAAAATATCTTCGATATTTTCAAAATGGTGTATCTGGGATATGCTGACGGTCAGCTTCCATATAATTTAAGGTTGAGCCGTCAAACCTTAAGTCGATATATTCTTCTTCGCCCTGCATTTGCGCACCGTTTCGATTTAAGAGTATTCTTAATTTTTTATTTCCGCACTCTACACCGTCGGCTTCGATTTCTTCCGGCGTTTTGTTTAAAATAAGCGCTATTGTGCTGGCATTGCGGCCTATTTTGGCGCTGTCCGCAACCTTACCTGTGCTTGTTGCCTGTACGGCTCCGAGCCCTGCAATACCGCAGTCTCCGCAGATTTTATTTTTAACCGTGTCGATAAACTTGCCCATCTCGTTATATGTACCGAATGCGTCCTGCTCTGATGTGGATTTAAAGTAATCCACCACAAGCACGTCCAGTTTGCCGAACATATGGGAAGCCTTTTTTACAGCTGTGTAAACCGCCTGTTCGTTGAATATAGGTATGTACAGGTGAATGAATTTTCGGCTTTTTACCCACTGTCTTGCCGCATCTATGCGGACTTTATCTTCCTGCGTATATCTGCCTGCACGGATATCGGAAAATTTAATACCTGTAAGGTGTGACAGAAGTCTGCATAAAAACAGACGGCTGTTGAGTTCGCTGTCTACATACAGCACAGCTTTGTCCTTTCTTAACAAATCCACAGCGCAGGACAGAAGCATTGCGCTTTTGCCCATCTTGGCTTCGCCGGCAAAAATAAAAAGCTCACCTGCTTCCAAGGTTGCGTAGTTATTGAGGGCAGGGAACTTGAACGGAATACCAGACATACCGTTTGTCTGACGTTCTTCGATTTCCTGCCATAAATCATCCACTACATCTTTAAACTGAGGGATATCGTTTGTTGTGGAAAATTCCATCATTACATCGTCAAGTACCGAATAGATTTTTTGCTCGATATCTGTTTCGGAGCTTGAGAAGCACAGCCTTTCGCACTCTATAAGTTTGTCGTATGTGGTACGTCTGAATGCTGCGTCCAGTACGTTATTTACCAGCAGCGCATATTCTTCCACTGAATTTCTTGCAATAAGTTTTGCCACATCAATAAGTTCGTTTAACGCTGTTATTGTGATTGTGTCTGTAGCTTTGCGTGTGGTTGGATTTTTATTGAGCGCATTTGTGATGTTGTATGCGTCAATTTTTTCTATACCCATTTTTGCAAGCTCACATACGGCGTAGTATATGTATGCGTTTTGTTTGTCTGAAAAATGATTGGGTTTAAGTTGCTCGGAATAAAAGGTGAGTTCAGGTTTCATAACTATTGAAGCTATAATACCTGCTTCGCTTTCGATATTTTTAATATCGCATGAGTTCAACCAAACACCTCCTTACAGTAATTTGAAATATTCGCACTCGTTGCTGCAGTCACAGATGTATTTGCATTTAAACCAATCCAGATTTGGGCTCCACTCATCCTCCTGTGAGATTCGGTTTATGGTTTCCAAAGCCCATTGTTTTGTTTTTTCTAAACTTTCCTTATTAAATTCCTCTGTAATTATTTCCTGTGTTCTGAAACAGTTAAAGCACAGTTTGTCTGGGTATTTGCCATACTGATTATGGATTGGTATGGAGTACAGATAAAGCTGCCGTAGATAACTGTCCAGTTCCTCGTCTGATTTGGTTGGTTTGCTGCGCCTGCTTCTGTGTTTTAGGATTCTTGATTTATTGTCTGTGATTATTAAGTGATTATCATTTTGCGAAACTTTATCTATAAAACCTGTAAAATCCCTGTCTTCTATGGTAAAGCTTACTTCCTGTTCTACGCCCATAACCGTGTCGGTGCTTGGAGTAATATTTTGAAAGTAGTTTAAGCCGTCTTTAAAATATTTTGTAAATATCTTTGGCGACGGAGCGTTTGATGTGACGCTTGTGTAAAACTGAGAAAGGTAATAGCTGACGAGCTGGGATTTATCCAGCTCGCCGTTATGGTATTTTTCCAGAATTTTATGGACAAAACTGCCGTATTGAGCAAAAAACTTATCTTCTTTATCTGCCTTGAAAATGTATTTGAGTAAAAAACCGTATGGGCAGTTTTCGAAAGCCTGCAGCCGTGAGTATGACCATGTGAATGTGTCGATGATATTGGTGTATTTCATTATTTACACCTTAGAATGGAAGGCCTTCGTCGTCTGTATCGCCTTCTGATGTGTTTTCTTCTGTTGTGTTAGCAGAATATGAGCCGTTGTTGTTTATAGGTTCGAAGCTGAAAACCTTGTGTGTGTAGTATTCTTTGCCTGCTTCTTTGTCGTAACGATTGGACACATCCACGTCGCCCAGTTTGATTGTATCGCCCTGTCTGAGCTTTTCTGCGCCTGCCTTTGCGTTGCCGATAAACATACAGAAACCTGAAAAATCTGGTTCGTACTCGTTGGTTTCTTTGTTTCTGCGGCTTACCGAAAGTCTGACATTTGTTGTGTTGCCTCTGCCTGGGGTGATATCCCAGATTTTTGCGTATGCGCCTGTTCTGAATCCCATAATGAAAATCCTCCTGATTACTGAACTGAATATTTTTCGGTTACTTTGTTAAGCAACTCGCTTGCGGTTTTTGGGTCTGTGATATTAAAGTAGTCTGCGGATGGTTTGCCGTTTTTACCCTTTGCAAACTGCTTTACCACCGAAGCAATCTCTGCCTTGCTGTCCGGGTGTTTTTCTATGTATGTGCCGAGAATTGAGTGTACCTGATTTAAGATTTCGGCAACTACTTCTTTGTTTTCGCTGTTGGCGGCTTCTTCCTGGAGTTGACGCCAGTGGTCTGGGTCGTCTTCGCTTGTTGCGACATTAAAGTATTTGAGCATAAAATATCTGGAAGAGTAGGAGAGACCTGAACCAAGTGCCTGGCTTGCATCTGACTGCTGACCAACCAATGTCCACGGCACGATAATCCTGTCTTCAGGGTTTTCATTATTTATCCAGTGCCACTCCATATCTGCCGATACGAGAATTTCGTTGATTTCTTCACTGATAACCTTGCCGTCTTTAAGGACTTTGGTTTTGGTGTAGTGATACGGTGTGACTACAGTTGTTTTGGGGACTATATGTGGAATAAGAGAAACCCCTAAAGACCCCATAAGCCCTGTGATTTTCGCAAGGATAAGGTCTTCGGTAACATATTTGTAGTTAAAACCGCTTTTGTTTTTCTTTAAAACTTCTACAGGCTTGCGGATTTTTGCAAGCTTTTGATAGATGTTAAGTGTTTCTGGCATTTAATTACCTACCTTTCTTTGATGTATGTTGCTGCTTCGTCTGCTGTGTGAATAAGCCATGCAAACGGGAACTGCTCAAAAGCCTTGCCTGCGTCTCTTGCCCTGCCTTCTTCCCACGAGGACATATGACAGTTGATTGCTACAGCTTCAACAGGAGAGAGATTGATAAAGTGATGTGCGAGATATACCGACTTTGAACCATGACCGCCAAAGCAGAAACTTTCCTTAATGGTAAAAGCGTCGTAGCTTTCCCATTGTCCATGTTCATTTTTTCGGTTGCGTTTTTCGGTTACATACATATTTACCTTGCACAAATCGTGAAGCAGGCTGCAGATGATAATGTTTTCTTCTTTGGTTTCGATTTCAGGATAAGCTGAAGCAAGACGAACGGCTTCATCGTATACATTAAGTGAATGCTGTAAAAGTCCGCCTTTATATGCGCCGTGATACTGTGTGCTTGCGGGCGCTGTGTAAAAATCTGTTGTTTCCAGCCAGTCAAGCAGCTGTTGCACGCCCTCTCTGCCTGTTGAAGACAGCAGAGAAATAAAACGTTCTTTGTTTTCCAATGGAAAAGCCTCCTTTTGCAAATTGTTTAATTTAGTTGAATGTGGTATAAAAAAGCCCATATATAATGGGCTTTTAATGCTTATAATTCGTGTGCAAATTTCCAGCGTTCGTAGTCTCTGTGATAGTCCTGTATGAGCTGGCGTTTTTTTGCGTCCTGGGTATTTCTGCCTTTATCCAGTTTGTATGTTCTGTTTTCCACAAATTTAGCAACTATAAAGGAAAAGTCAGGAAAAATACCACGAAGCTCGTCCTGATAAACCCTGTAGAATAAGCCTGACATCCACACACGGTAATAACTGAGATTTTTATCTATCAAACCTTTTTCCATTTTTTCTTTGGCTCTGTTTGAAATTATAGTTCTCATATTGTGTATGGAGCTTTTGCCGCGCACACCTCTTACGATAGTGTTTCCGCTAAGCCTGTCACGTACAGTTGTGTAGTTTGGGTGCTTGTATGTGAATTGTGTTGAATTAACACAGCGCATAAGACATGGGATAGATTCACCGTAAATTCTAACTTCAACATCCTTATGGGTTATACGCATATTCATAAAGTCCACATCATCCGCTGTTATATCCATAATATATGTTTCTGGAATACCGGAGTAAGCCAGCCAATAAAATGCCCTATATATGTTGTCGGTGGTGTTTTCTTCTTCCTTGTCATATACTATGTTTAAAAAATCCTGCAGCTGTTGGGGATTTGCGACAGTCTGCGTCTTAATCTTTTCTACACCCGGTTCTTTTATATTCTTTGTGTCGTCTATTGCGCCAGGGATGTTGTTACGCACACACCACTTGATATATTTTTGAATAACTATAAGCTGCGTAATCTGACTTTTAAAACGTACACCGATTATACTGTCAACCGCAGGCTGTAAGTCTTCTGCAGTTCTTGTACATAAATCTGCACCCCATTTATTCTCGAATGTTTCAAAATGGTCGAAAATAACCTTACACTTATTTGCTGAATTATCGCTTTTTGTATAAGATTGTATAAACCTTTCTTTGAGTTCTTTATTGTACATAGTAAACCTCGCAATCTTGTACGCATCTTTGTACATTGACCACATTATACCACAAATGCTGTAGGTTGTCAAGTGGATTATTAAATTTACTTTGACGATTTATCGAGCCAAAAATGTGTATCTTGCTTCTTTATGGTTCATTGGGTTTTCACAAACTATAGTAAATTTTCTTCCTAAAATTGACGTATCTCCATAGTCTTCCACAACTTTAACATTTCGGAAAACTGCCATATTTGAGTTATTATCCATAAAACTAATTACGCTTGGCATTAAATTTACAGACATATCGTTAAACGTTGCATCAAAGTCGATAGTGGAGCCAGGCTCTCTCCAGCTTTGAATTTGTGATGAAAAAGTGCAGGTATTAAGATGTAATTTGTGATACAAAACATCAAAACCACTTACAGAAAGATAGTTCATAAGTAGAGTTCCTCCATTGATTTTTATGAAGGGCTATGGTATAATATTTCCAGAAATTTCCAGTTTCCTTATCCCTTACTGGATATTTCTTGGTTGCGGATTTTTGCTTTTTATACCGCAGCCTGTTGCTTTTTGCAGTCCGTTTTGGCGAACGGGCTGCTTTTTTGTACGATTTTTCAAATGACGTCATTGACAAAAACAAAGGTTTGTGTTATAAACTAATTAACATAACTTTTGTTTGTGTTATTATGGTAGCATAAAAGGAAGATGTTGTCAATTATAAATTTCCTGCTGAAAGGAGATATAATATGTATTGGTTTGAAAGAATTAGGGATTTAAGAATAAAAAATAATATGACACAGAAAGACCTGGCAGCAGCTGCTGGTGTGACCGCCGTAACTGTTGGTAACTGGGAGAACGGAAACAAAAAACCGTCTGCTGAAGCTCTGGCAAGAATTGCAGATGCTTTTGGTGTTTCGATGGATTATGTTGTTGGAAGAAAAGACTATGGTTTCAGCTCAGATGAACAGAATTTGATTTTGGATTACAGAAACCTTGACAGCCACGGCAGAGAGATTTTGTTTTCGGTTTTGGAACTGGAAAAGCAGCGTATTGAAAACGAAAAACTTGTTGCAGATATTGCAAATGGAAATAAGGTTATCAAGTTTATTCCAAGATATCATTATGCTTCTGCTGCGGGCTTTGCTGCACCTATTGGCGATGAGAGTTTTGAGGTGGAAACTGTGCATAATCCAGTATATTCAAGGGCTGATTTTTCGGTAAGGATACAGGGAGACAGTATGGCACCGTATATCAATGATGGCGATACTGTATATGTGATAAAAACCAATGATATATCAGTAGGTGATGTGGGTATATTTTCTGTTGACGGAAGCACCTATTGCAAACAGTATTACTGTGATATATATGGCAATGTGACACTGGTTTCTGCCAATGAAGCATTAAGAGAAACAAATGTATACATATCTGCTGACAGCAATATTTCATTTTACTGTCTTGGTAAAGTTATACTTGAAAACAGGATTGGATTTCCTGAATATTTTGGACGATAATAAAACCCCGCAAAAGCGGGGTTTTTAATATTTATATTTTGGTTCATTTTTGTAAGTAAAACACACAGATTTTTTTTCAGGTATTGGAATTATTTCTGTATTTGGATTAAAATTGCCGCTAATTTTGATTTGTTTATTAATCCAGTCTATAAAAGACAATATTCTTTTTCTATAAATACTGTTTTCTTTTTCTGATTTGTAAGGATTGTAATATCTCAAATTCTGATAAACGTCACTCACGACCTCTCCATTGCACGCTTTAATAATATGATAGGAGTTCTCGCGAGGAAACCTGATATTTTTAAAGTGTTTTTCAGATAACCCAAAAAGCTCGTCAAAGCCTTCGGCTGAGACCGAATTAGTATTATAACATTCCGAGTACGAATTGATTAATATTCTACAGTTTTCTTCGTTCTCCTGTGGAGTTAAATCTTCTTTTAAAGAATGAACCCTGTCATAATTCCATAGCGACATATTAAAATCAAGGCTTTCTTTAAAATATTTATGGCTTGAGTTACTTGTGCGTACAGAAATATAAGCCTCTCTGGCAAACAAATATATAATAAACCCTATGCCAAAAAACATAAACATTATATCCATAAAAACCCTGCCTTTCTATGCAATAGCTTCTTCGATTAAATCTCTTGCCTCGTATATTCTTTCTATTGAATCGGTGAGTTTGTCTATGGCCTGTTCCATTTTTGCGTATTTTTCACTTGATTCAAGATTTTCCGGCAGGTTGTCAAGACTGTCCTGCTCTTCATCCAAGGCTATCTGGATTAAATCTTCAGCCGTAGTGAGTGTATACAGGCCTTTTTTTAAAATTTCACGTCTTTTATTGTTCATAAAACCTCCGTTTTATATTAAGCTAAATCCCACACACCTTCGAATACAAAGCAGATAATGATATTATCATTGTCTTTGTAGTTGAAGCTGACAGATTTTGCAACATCTAAAAGTTTGTAAAAATCATTGTCAAGACCACTGGCGAAGATTTCTGGACAGGTGATATAAAACGAAAAATCCAAGCTGTCTTCGTCAATCTCAAAAGATAGGTGTGATGCATTGAGCTCCTGTGAAAAATCGTCTATAAGACAGCAAACTTTTTCCATCTTGTTTAATTTTTCTTCGTTTTGGATATATGTTGAGAAAAGATGTTCGCTGTTGTTTATTGTTGAGAGCATTATATCTGAAGAATTTAAAAACATAACCACACCCCTTTATCTGATTGATTTTTTTGCAAGGCCGTGAAAGGTAAGGTCGAGCTGTACCGTTTTATCTGTTCTGGGGTACACATTTACATTTGATGCAAGACAGCAGGCTGTTTTGAACATCTGGGTGTTAATGAACGAGATTTCTTTTGCGTTTATGCTTACAGAACCTACATTGTAAAAAGGCTCGCAAAGTTCGTATGTTACTTTAAAACCATACTCTTTTGACAGATGTTCGAGTATATTTTTTGCACAGATAAGCTTTTTTAAAACATCTGTGTTAACCAGATGGGGTTCTGAATTAAGTCTGTTAAGTTCTTCTGCGGTTTCTTTGAGTAAAAAATCAAAATTTTCATCAAAGACCATATTGGGACTGTCAGAAAAACTGATTATCTTGTAGTCGTTTTTCATTATATACACCTTCTTTTAAATTAAGATTATATTAACATATTGTTTGATATTTTGCAAAGACGTTATGTATCCAAAATATCAAGAAATTCTTCCTGTGGAATTTCTTCCATATCGGCGCCGTCTTCTTCCATTTCTTTTAATATGGTTTTTGTGAGTTGTTCTGTAAAGAAGTCTTCAAACAGCTGCCTTCCGGTGCCGTTGAATTCGGTTGTTATAACTGTATCTGCACTATATCCACGCTGTAACGGGTCGGAATCAATACCGAAAAGATGTGGTATTACTGTTTCTTCCTGAAATATACAATCATCTACTATTGTCTCCATGGCAGAAATATTAGATGTAATCTGTTGTTCGGTATACGGGACGCCATACACCGCAGCAGGAGTTGCATATGTAGAATCAGATGTAATACTGTCTACGATTTCATATAGAGTATCGTAAGATTCTGTGGCTGACCGTACAGCGCCTTCAGTTTGGTATAGCGCAGCTTCCAGAGCGTCAATTCTTGCGGATAAGGACGATATTTGTGACACTGTAGCAATATTGCTTGCCCTTGATTGCTGAATCATTTATTACACCTCGCTTTGAGCTAAGTCCTGCTCCAGCTCGTTTTGGTCTTTGTATGCGTGAGCCAGGCGGATTTCGCTGAGTTTAAAATATTCTATATATGGTTCCGCTTCGTTGTATTCTTCTGCTGAAAGTTCTCCGAGAGTTCTGAAACCAAGAAGAATGTCGTTATCAGGAAGAATAACTGCTTCGTGGATTATGCCGATAGAAGCGTAGTCGCTGTCATAGCAGCTTTGGTCTATGAATTTTTCTTCCATTTCGTATGGTGTGAACTGCTTTTTAAAAACCCAGTATCTGAATACTGTTTTGTTTATTGACTTTGCAAGCCACTGGCTGTGATTATAAATCATCTTTAAGAACCTCCGTATAGCATAAATAGCATATAGGTATGTATCCGACCGTATAGTTTGCCTTTTCACCGCAGTAAATGCAGGTTTGTGCAGACATATTTTCGTATTTTGGGATAATTTCCCGTGTTATTTTGTCTGTTGTTCTGCCGTCATACCAGCGCAGAGTGCCGTACTTTTCTTTAATTTCAAGAATACGGTATTTATCCAGCGCGTTGTACTTTTTAAGTTCTTCTGCAATTTCCTGACACATCTGAACACCGAAAGCCTTGCGCCAGCCATCCGGCATACTGTCAAGTTCGGTATAAGAATAGTCGTAGTCTTCCACTACCTGGTCGGTAAATCTGTTGCGTGGAAGCAGAAAGGGAAACTGCCCTATAAGCTGTTTGTTGTATTCGATATTGTTCATAATTTCACCGTCCTTGTATATAAATTAAAAACCCGCCGAAACTTAGTCCGGTGGGTCATGTTTTTGCTTGTTATTCTGTTCTATTCTGGATTTAAGCCAGCGTTCGACTGTGTCTGAGGGGTTTATAAAAAGAGAGTTTATGATTTTTACCATATCACTGTCGTAGTTTTTAGGGGTGTAGGTAAAATTATAGTCTTCGTACTGCGTTAAGGTTATATCGAAACCTTTTGATATCGTTAAAAAAGCTGCTGCGTATTCGATATACCATTCGTCGTTTATTTTAAAATTAAGATTTTCGTCTGCAGCTTTTAACAGATTGTTTGTAATATTTATAAATATCTGAAAAGACGGAGGAATAAAGCTTATCTTTTTTGCAATATCGTCTGTTATTTTTTCTAATTTAAAAATATCTGTTATATCAGGTGAGTTTCTTAAATTATCCATAATTTCTTCCAACACACATAAACCTTTGAATTGATAAATATGCATCAGGTCTATGATGTATTCACTGTAATTTAAAGCATCTTCAGGAATATAATGTCCTTTTGAAGCGAATGTCATCATTGCATCACGGTTGTTTATATATAACTTTTTATCCAAAAAATCACCTCTTTTCAATAATACCATATACGTCAATTTATTTCAAATCCTTAATAATTTTTGCACATTCGGCGATTTTTTCGGCGGCGGTGATAACTTCCTGCTGACCGTTGAAACGTGAAAATGAAACCCTGATTGTAGACATAGCTTCGCTGTCGGAAAGACCTGCTGCCCTCAAAACGTGGCTTGGGTGAGTAAAATTGTCGGAACAGGCTGACCCTGCTGAAACACAGATACCTGTAAGACTTAACATTATTATCAGTGATTGGGCGTCAACACCGTTAAAACGCAGGCTTAAAACCCTGCCTGTATCGTCTGGGATGACGTTTAAGGCTACGGACACTCCGTTTGCGTCACATCTGTCTTTTAAAGTTTCTAAAAATGTATCGCTGATGCTTTTTATACGATTATTATATTTTGTCTGATTTAAGAACAAATCTTTTACAGCCCAGTCCAGTGCTGCGATAAAGGCTGCGTTTTCGGTGCCGCCACGAAGACCAAATTCCTGTTTGCCGCCAAAAATAACTGGTGATAATTCTATATTTGGTTTTTTACACAGACAACCTATCCCTTTTGGAGCGTGAAGCTTATGCCCTGAAAATGTAATTATATCTGCTTCATCAGCAAGGGATATATGTTTTGAGCCAAAAGCTTGAACACAGTCAGAATGAAGTATGATATTATTTTTTTTACAGATATCATATATTTCCATAATATTATTTGTTGTTCCAAGTTCATTATTGGTATACATTATAGAAGCGAATCCAGTATTATGTGTAATATTGTTTTCAAATTCTATCGGGTTAACCTTACCATAACGGACATTAAGATATGTTACAGAAAAGCCACGTGCTTCCATCTCTTTTAATGAATTAAGTACAGACGGATGCTCGTATTTTGTAGATATGATATGGGTTTTATTGACGCTCTTCAGATATTTTTCCAATCCTAATATTGCAAGTGTGTTAGCTTCCGAGCCTGAGGATGTAAATATAACATTATCTTTATCACCGTGGATGACTGCAGCAACACTTTTTCTAGTTGAAGAAATTATATTCGCGGGAGTTTCGGCAAAATTGTGGACAGATGCGGGATTAGCATAGTTTACATATAATAAATCATCCATAATATCCTTTAATACTTGCGTTTTGATTTATTCATAAATACCTCCTGTAAAAATGGTGCCGCTAACCGGACTTGAACCGGTACGAGTGTTTCATCGACGGATTTTAAGTCCGTTGTGTCTGCCTGTTCCACCATAGCGGCATATGTGTGCCCCGATAACGAGGCACAAAACTTGGGTTTTATTAAACTTTTAAATCTGCTTTGAGCATACTTTCGATATTGCAGCTGTATTTTTTATTTAAAAACCGCAGCAGCTGTGTGAAGTAATCCTTTTCAACCATTTTGTAGTAAGACAAAATACCTGCAAAGTGCTGAACTTCGCTTAAATCCCAAGGGTTATTTGCTCTTTTGGCAAGGATGTACTGATAGCAAGCCGCACGGAATTTCTTCTTGTTTTTGTAACCAACTGTAATATCGTGGTTTTGGTTGAGCATTACTCCCAGATTCCAGTTGCGCCCGGCATAGGAGCCGTAACGTGTCTTGTCGGCATTTAACTGGAACGGAGCGTTATGACCCTGAAGAACAGAATTGATTGTGATTTCCAATTCTTTAACATTGAAGTCGTAACGTGATGAGATGATGATATCGTCTGCATAGCGTGTGTATACAAACTTTTTATCGTGCTTTCTTAATGTGTTGAAAAGCTGAAAGTCGATTGGTATCATCATAACGTTTGTGATGAAAGGGGAGATAGGTGTACCCTGTGGAAGACCGCCGTTTAAAAAACACAGTTTAATACATTTTTCAAAAACTTCGCGGTTGTACACATTGTTGAGCAACTGTGAAAAAGGGAATATGTTGCGGAAACTTTGCATAACAAACTCCGGAGTTGTGTTTCCGAAGAAGTTGGAGAAGTCGAACTTTGCGAACCAGCGGCTTTCATTCTGCTGATGTTTTTTAACCGCATCTATAGTGCTTCTGCCTTTGATATAAGCAAAAGCAGCTGTGTGGTATGAAGCAAGCTCGCCCTGTGAAAGAGTATCTTCCAAAATGTCTTTAAGTGAATTAAGTGCTTTTTTAAGTTCTGCATTTGGCGCGTCTATACGTCTGTATGCTGATTTGAAAAAACCAAGCATTTCCTGCGGTGTGATGACAAAGCCGAGACCTGTAAGATATTCTGTAATTTTTGCCATTGCATCAGATGTTATCTGGTCATCTGTGTTGTTTGTATGCTGTCTGATGACAGGACTGAGAGTATCTGCGATAAATCTGCAGACATCTTTTGAGCTGCAGTCTATGTATTTTTTCTGTGAGTCAAACACAGAACGAAAAATCTGGCGCATACCCTTGCCCTTTTTCTCGACATAAAAAGTTGTGTAAAAATCGGACACAGGAGCATTTATAAGGTGTTTAAACTGATTACAGAAGTTAAATAAGTTCTGTGAAGTTCTGGCAATATAGAATTTGCGGATAAATTCCTGCGGAAGATTTTCTTTAAAAGATGTGCGTGTGCTTGTTTCTGATGTGGAATACCACACCCTTGACATATCAACTGTGTTGTTGAGAATGTCATCAAAGCTGATATTTGCATATCGTGGTGGTGTTTTAATTGTAATGTAAGGCATATTCATTCTCCTTTGAATATTCTGCAATCTTTTGTTGTGATGTGGCAGCCTTCTTGCGCATCAGAGAGATGATTGAACCAGCCAAATGGACAAAAATGAGTATGTAAATGAAGCTGGGGAAATTATCATGTTGGTGCAAAAATGTGGGATTTGATGTCTTGAGGATTAAGAATTATGTGAAATTCTTAAAGATGTTGGTCTAACTCAGAGCTTACCGTTCATCCCGACGAAGAGGCATCTGCCTGCAGTTCTGGCATTTCCCTGACAAAATTTCACCCTTGTTATAAACTAAAGGCATTACTAAAATAGTAATCATACATTGCAGAAAGAAGATACTTGTGTTCTAAATAGTGTTGGATACCGGTCTCCTTCCAGGGAGTGGGACAGGAGCTTGGGATAAAAAAAAAAAAAAAAGTTTTCAGTTTTTT